GAATATATTCGTAACCGGAACCACCACTTACAACTTTTATGGAAATAATTTGACCAGGTTGTGTATTTCCAATGAATGGTGTAATCGATTCACCATCACCCATTAACGCAGAGATTTGTACATTTGCACCAGTTGCACCAGCGTTTGCAGAAGATACAGTTATTGCTGGAAAGTTACCTTGAGTGTATCCTTGACCACCAGTAAAGAAATCACCATATTTACCAATTTTTTTAGTTGTTGTTGCAGAAGTCCAATTAACATTCACATTCGCAGTTGTCGCACTTGAAATTGAATTGATATATCTGGATTGATTGTTGATTATGACTCTATCACCAACTCTGATTTCTGTACCAAATTGTGTTCCTGTACCAACAATGAATGGGCTGTTGTTGGTTACATTTGCTGTGCCAGAAACTCTGGATGGTTGAATTTCAATTTGTGTAATTGCACCGGTTGCACTAACTGCTTTAACCGCTGCAGCTGCGCCTGTGCCAAATGTTCCAGGCGGATTTGAACCAAATGTAATCTCATCACCAACTTGATAGAATTGACCACCATTATTAATTTTTATTCTACCTACTGACCTAAAATCTTTAATACTGTATGTAGTTGTACCAGCAGTAAATGTTGGTGCATTGGCATCTAATGTTGGAGATATTGCAGTTGAAGTATTTGAGAATAGAACAATGACATTGGTTATTGGACCTAAATTGGAAATTGTTAGAAAACTCAATGCATCGGCAATAACAGTTGAAACATTTTCACCAGCAGTAATTATTGTTGATGGAAAACCATAGTCAGCTGCAGAAATTAAAGTATTTGCATATGTTGATATAACATCATTTGAAACAGTAAATGTATCTAAAGTTGAATTGGCAACTCCAGTTGTATCTGTGCCATCAACAGCTAAGTCGAGTGAAAATGGACTAATTCCAGAAACTGTAATATCTCCATTGAGTTCAAATCCTGCGCCACCATAATTTACAACGATGCCATCGATGTAACCCTCAACAATATCATCAACAATAGCAGTTGCATCTTCTGTTGCACCACCGCCAGTAACAATAACAATATCACCAACATTGTAACTTGCACCACCGTTAACTACATTAATTTTGTTAACAATTGAAAATGTATCTGCTCTAAGTGTTATTAAACCGCCATTATCATCTATAACTGTCGCTTCAACTTCCTCACCACCAGAAAATGTTCCAATCAATGTTTTATCATTGATGAATAACTCAAATGGAAAACCAAGATTCAATCGGTCGGTAATAATCCGTTTTACCGACCTCTCAACCAATGCCGTTGCACCTGATGTTTTACCAGTAACTTTTCTATCTTTCAATAGTGCAACATCAAAATTAGTATAAACAACTTTGACTTCTGAATTTGCAACCGGTGCAGTATTGAAAACTAATTTTTTTGATTCTTTTCTTATGTAGTAATCGGTTGCATATGTTTTAAGAACACTATTAACATAAACTAATGCTTCATCAGTATTAACTTGTTGTGCCAATAAAAATGTAGTATTGCCTGTTGCCGTGTACACACTACGAACATCAGTTTCAATTCTTAAAATGTTGTCTACTGTCCACTTACCATCAGAAGCTTTTAATACATTATTTTTTGGTAAAATAATATCAACTTCATCATTAAACAACATTCTGAATAGAAGTTTAAATGACTTTTCATTACCTTTTGCTAGGTAAAGTGGAAGAACATTTTTGATTAATAATGCTTTATCTACCTGAGAATCTTTTGGTAAATAAGAAGCATAAGTGTTTAAAAATTGCTCTTCAAAGTCTTCAATAGAAATATCAACATCAGATATATCTTTAAGTTCTTTTGCTTTGGTAAGCAAATCATTCTTTTTCGTACCTTGTTTATTCTCAAGGAATTCGTAATACGCTTCTAAAAAAGAAATGAAAACAGGATATTCTTCCCGAACAAATTCAGGAACTTGTCTGTTTATTAATAAAGAAACTTTATTATCAGACATTAGATTTCGACTAGTTCAGTTGTTATTGAAGTTGGATCTGTATCGTCTAATGTGATAATTGTATTTCTAAATGATTTAACAATACCTTTTTCAGATTCAATAGTTAGTCTCACTAAATTATCAAATGTTGCCAAAGAAATAATGTTTAAATTAGTTACTGTTACCAAACCAGTATCATAGTTGATTGAACCAATATTTGAATTTACAACTTGTCTTTCTGCATTATCATCAAAATAAACAAGTCTTAGTGTACCATATCTTCCATCTAATACAGCAGTCGCAACACCACCATAACCATTGCCACCTGAAATCGTAATGATAGCACGACTATAATTAATTCCTCTATTAGTGATTGCAATAGATTGAATTCTTCCATTGACAATCACAGCAGAAGCAGTTGCGCCAACACCATCACCAGTAATAGTAACAGTAGGTGCTGTTGTGTAACCAGATCCAGGATTAATTACTTGTATATCAGAAATACCTGTATATGATTCTGGAATTTCTTCAATGATAACATTCCGTAAAGTTCCAACATCATCGTAAACATCAAAATTTGATGATACCATTTTATTTGTTGTCGTACCACGATGTAACGGTGCATTAAATTCTATCTGATATGTAGATGCCGAACTCAACGATGGTTCAAATCTTTTTTGTAATCTTAATATTGTTTCGGATCCAGTAATTGTATTTAAATCTACCGAGTCAATATAGTCTTGCATTTTTGACAAAACAAAAGTAGAAGCAAATTTGTTTAAAAAAGTATCTTTATAATTTATAATTGAGTTTTTAATAGCATCTTTTATTGCTACAGAATTTGAAGTTGTTTTTGTTTTATCGTATTGTACATAATTTTCAACTAAAATGTACAAATATTTTGGATCAACAATTTCAGTAGACACAGCAACAATAGATTTTGGTTTAATAATTTCATCAATAATTCTTTGTTTCTCTGTCTCTGTGATAAAATAGTTTTCTTTTGGTTTTAATGAAACAAAAACTTTACCATATACTGGTGGTGTCTCATCTTCACCACCCCATACCGATAATGAATCAATATTTGGATAACTTCTCTTTAAGAATGTTTCATAATCTTTGAATGTAACAAGTCTATTTTGTGTTGAAAATTGTGCTGCAGCTCCAAATTTAATTGAGTCGATTGATTCTCTTATCGAACCACCGGCAGCAACAGTAACAGTAGTTATTGTAATATTTGTTAATCCATTAATTGTAGAATTTGGAACAAAAGCAGCAGCTTTATTAGCAGCATCACCATTTGTTATCAGATATGATACTGAAATTATAGAACCATCATCCAACGCTTTCCCCAAAACACCATCACCAAATGATAATTGAAATTGACCATTTTTTCCTTCTTGTAGGAAATATACTGTTGACGCTGAATTGATTTCTAAAATATCTGTTACGGCAGTATACACTTGAGTTAATGTATTACCAGAATTTGGAACAACTGAAACTTTAATTGTTGTCGTATCAATACCAGCATCTGGTAGAGTAAATGTTCTTTTTGGATTTGAATTTTGATTATAGGTGAATGAATATGTTGGTAAACTACCCTCATAGATTTTTACGCTATCATAGTAAAATGCTGTTCCTGATTTTGTCGCAGTTACATCTTCCAACATGACAAAACTATAAGATTGTGTATCAATTAAAGAAGAGCTGAATGTTGTGCCTCTTGGAATAGTAACAACATCTGATGTTGTATTAGAAGTTTCAATAGTTATATTAATTAGTGCTTCTGGTGCAGTAATTGATTGTGGAGTATAACCTAAAGTTTTTGCATGTGAAACAACAGAATCTCTTAAAATGGCAGTGTCTAAAAATGATTCATTTGCAACCATATTCAAGTAGTATGAATTATAGTGGGTGTTATAAGCAAGAATATCCAACAGAACAGAAAGTCCAGCACCTTCAAAATCATAGTCTTGAAATGTGTTTTGTTGTTGTAAATAACTTTTTAGATTTTGCTTGATTTGGTCAAAATCAAGGTCTGAAATATTTAAACGAGCGTTAGCCATCTTTATCTAATCCGTTCTAGGAAGAAATTAATTGTTATTGGTGTTGTTCTATTGACAACATAGAATTCCATATAGACTTTAAATCCGTTATTGTCATAGTCCGGAGAAACATTCAACCTAGATATGTTTGCCCTTGGTTCATAATTACTAATAGTCTGTGCAATTTCTTTTTCTAATGTCGTTGCAGTAACGGTATCCATGTTTTCAAACAAAAGACGGCGTACATTGCTACCAATATCTGGTTGAAAAGGTCGTTCATAGTGATTTGTCAAAATGAGATTCTTAATAGAATTCACAACCGCTGCTTCATTCGTGTAGCGGTTGATATCTTTTTTGACAGGATGTATAGTGAAATTTAAATCCAAATCACTATAAGCTGCGACTATGTTTGTGGTTACGGTTGCCATCTTCTATTTATGAGTTAAGCCTAGTGAGAAGTTTACTTGTTCCAGTATAATCATTAACTAAAGTTGTTTCGGATTCACCCATATTAGAGAA